GTTATAAAAATCACGCCAATCATCAATGTGCATTAGCTCCAATTGATCATTTTCATATTCATCATCACTATAATCAACTTCGTTTCCTGTCGTAGCTTCATAAACATACTGATTCCAGACCATTTAGTTCGTTTCCTTGACACCGGTGAGTGCGAGAGTGGACGTTTCCTTTGTTGGTATACTATCGAGGATAGTCTTTAAGGCACTTTCCGCTTGTTGCTCGTTTCCTGAAAAGAAAACACCGAGACCTTCTTTGACTGAGTTCTTGTTTAAGCCACCCTTTCTCACACTCTTTTTGACCGTGATTTTTCCCTTCTTGAGGTTAATGACGTCGAGACCGTTATCAATCATTGACTTTTTGATTTGCGACTTAAGTGCTTTTTCTGCATCTGCGAGAATTTTAATATCTGAACGAGCTTCTTTAATCTGCCTGTTTAATTCGACCAGTTTAGAGACGCTTTGGGAGAGTTCATCTGTATTAGACATTTTATACTGTAATGTATGAGATTACCTTTAAGTTATTTATACTAAGGGGCGCATCATGGTGTCGGGAACGATTGTAGAGTTGTTCCAAACAAAGGGATCCTTGGGATTGGGGGGCTCGGCGCGCACCTGTTGGTTAGCGTTGCGGAGGGCGCCACCAACGCTCTCGGGGAATCCGATCTGATTCCTAGGCTCGAGGAAATTCTGACCGGCTAAAATATCCTCGGGTGCGAACTGCCCGAAGTCCTCCTGGGAAGCCACCTCCTTGGGTAACAGTGAAGAGGCGAGACCGGTACCGGCCTTCATTTCACAAGCGGAAGAAGGGGCCGCGGCGAGGCCGGGGCTGGGACCAGTATCACCACCGACGGGGGCGAAGTCGCGCTGACGAGTGTACATAGATTTCTTACCCATGGTAGTACCACATGCGCATGTGACAATAAAAATTACGAGAAGCACTAATAAAATCGTACGTGGAGAAATCTTCTTAAACATAGTTCTTTATATAATGTCTACAAATTTTTTTATTCATCCTTAAACATGTAGTCTTCTGGATAAGTTTCATCGAATGTTTCAGTCTCGGGTTCTGGATCGGGGGTTGGTTCTGGGGCCAACTTCACCTGAACAATGTTCCATGACGGTCCAAATGTCTTCTTCGCAAACCAAAGTCCAGAATATTCTAGGATGATAGAGCAAGGCTTGTCGTCGATGACGATGCTGTCATACTCGACGACCTCCTTGGCATCACTGAATACCTTTGCGTTTTCGAGAATTTCTGCACCGATGACGTCATCCTTAAGATACGCTCGCTTGAGGGTAGACTCGGTTAGGGACCTACCGAACCACTCCTCTGAGTTTTCGACGGCGTTTTTGATGTTTTCCTCGTGAATGGCATCTACTTGGGTGCGGTCTGCGAGTTCGAACACAAACTCGGGGCGCGTCTCAACAATCTTTACATCGTCGAGTTGTAAGAAAACACGCTTCCTGTCGTCTGTGAAAGTTCGTACGTGGCGGGAGCCATCTTCGGCCTTGGTAATTTTGTTAAAAAGCATTATATACCTTTAACGTATTATCTCTTTAAACCTATATATGGTATTTTTGAGGCGCGTTCGAGTAGCGGCTTCGGTACCCATCCATCACGTCTTGGTTTAAATCCGTACAATGTTTCTGATGTATTTAAATTGACTGGTATTTTTTGGGCATTAATTGGCCTGTGTGTTAATTCATTTTTAACGTATGCGTTATTAGGTGCCGGTTTCCACTTATAATTTTTGAGATTAAACTGTTGGTTTCCGTGCGTTCTTTCATACCCGTTTATCTTGTTATTTTGTGGTGTCACGCGCATCCCGTGTACGATCTGTTTTGATAACCTCTCTTTAGATGGTTCTGTTGTGTAATTGGAATATTTGTCGGGATTAACGCTCATGGCACGTTTTATACTGACGGTTCCTGTCTGTTTCCTCGTAGTCTTAACTTTGGCGAGCTTAGACCGTACCAGTTTAAATACAATATCCATAGTGTCGGAATTTTTTACTCGCTTGTCGAGTAATTGACCAAGTTTTACGAGACGTCTTCTATCCTTCTCCTTTTTCTCCGGTCGTAAGCGCAATTTTTGCATGAGATAAATATCCTCTATGAGAAACTCTTTACTCGCTACGAATACGTTTTTATTTTTGACTATTTTATTCGTGATAGGATTTCTATATTGAATACCTCTGCGCTTCGTTTTAGCAACATCATATCCAAATTCTTTGGGTCTCATAAAGGGTATATCTAAAATACCACCCACGATAAAATCTTCTATTTTACCCTTTTCAGGGGAAAAACATCGCACGTTTAAATCTAACGCGAATAATTCAACATCTATGAAAACGTCCCTTGTACTCGGTTTATTTGTGGTACTACCCTTTTTCTTTTTGATTAAGATATATCTTCGAGTAACGAAAGGTCCTTTTTTATTAAAACCTAAACCGAGATATTTGAAGATCTTGTTGTTACTTATAGAAGATAACCTCTTATGAATTCTGGCATTTAATTTTTTCGCAATCTGACCGAGTTTATTCCAAAGTAACAGTTTAACCGCTTGCAATCTTCCAAAATATTTTGTGTTAAGTTGCAGTCTGGGTACAAACTTCGCATCAATATCACTCGTGATTATACGATCCTTGTAATCAACATACATATTGAACGCTTCTCCGCCGGAAATGATCAGATCTCCCATGGTTTTCATGGTCTCCGAAATTTCACCTATAGTATCTAATAGTATGTCTCGTATATTATCGGTTACCAATACGTAAATTTGTTTTTCAAACGTCTTAGACTTAAAGTTGCTATGTAAACGATTCCTGAATTTTCCTAAATCCCGTTTTTCGTTTCTCATAAAATATTTCTTAAGTTTAGCATCCTTAAAAAATAAGTTCTCTTCCATAAACGTATTTATGGTAGATATTGGATAACTTCTCTCGTCCATTAATATATAAAGATAAAATAAAATTATGTACATCCTGTGTATCTTTTTGAAGGTAGTTAAAGATGTGACGAGTATGTAATGTATAATGTCTACTGACCCCACTTGCACTCGTGATTCTTGCCTCGCTGAGATTACCGCCCTTCGCTCTGACATCAAGTCTCTCACTAAGATCGTTCGTAAGATCAAGGCTAAGCTTGACGATCCCACTGGCGAGAAGTCTTCTAACCGCGCTAAGAATAACGGTTTCAACCGTGAGCAGAAGGTTTCTGATAAGCTCCGTGATTTCCTCGGTCTCCCCGACGGTCAGCTCGTTTCTCGTAGTACCGTAACTCGCGCTATTAACACATACGTTAAGGAGAACGGCCTTAAGCATCCCGACAACGGCCGAGTTCTCATCCTGGACCAAAAGCTTAAGGATCTTCTCGCTCCCCCCGCCGACGTTCAGGTAACTTTCCTCAACCTTCAGAAGTACCTCAGCCCTCATTACACCAAGGTTGAACCTGCAAAGGCTTAAAAAAAAGAATACATCAGAATATAAATGATCATTGATAAGGATTCCGTCGAACACCTTGTTGGTACAAAAATATCTAATATAGATTTGTACCAAAAAGCATTTACACACAAATCAGCGTTGAAAGAAAATGAAGATTTATCAGGTTCTTTCGAAACTTTGGAATTTATTGGCGACTCCGTTCTCGGATTTGTCATCACTAAATTCTTATACGATAAATACGAAAATCGCCAAGAAGGCTTTTTAACTAAAGCTCGAACTAAACTCGTAAGGGGGGAGACTCTCGCTTTTATAGCGTCAAAATTAGGTTTGAATAATTGGATTATCATGGATGAAAAGGGTATGCGCAATGAATGGAATAAAAATCCTAAGATTTTAGAAGATGCGTTTGAAGCTCTCGTGGGCGCTATATACATGGATCTAGGCCTCATTCACGCCCGTGAATTCATATTGAGAATATACAACAACCCCGAATATGTTAACATGAACTCTATAATGATAGATGATAACTATAAAGATCACTTGATGAGATATTGTCAAACAAACGGGTTATCGTTACCAAATTATGTCGTGGGTCATCATGGCAATGGGGTATTTTATATAGATGTCATCGTAGACGGTGTATGTATCGGGAAAGGATTTGCCAAAAACAAAAAGCAAGCAGAGCAGCTCGCTGCGAAATCCTTTTTTTATTCACCTAAGTCAGTTTACACAAACCCCGGTTTTCAGCAATGAAATACGGATCTGATTTTACTCCTAAAAAACGGGTAACTAAGAACGACAAAAAGAAAAAACAGGATGTATACTCCCAAAAGCATATTCGTTTAACGCTTAAACAATTGGAGAGTAAAACAATTAATGCACCCGAATGTGAAAGCGTTGATCGAGAGGGAGTATGCTCCACAAAAGTCGGAGGCGTGGTTAGATCTCAGACAAGGCATGCTAACCGCTAGTGACGCAGCTACAGCGATCGGTAAGAATCCATACGAAACCCCAGATGGATTACTCCTAAAGAAATGTGGTTTGGGCGAGAAGTTTACTGGAAATGCGGCGACGCGTCACGGTGAACTATACGAAGATGAAGCACGCATTTTATATGAACAACGTCACGGGGAAGTTGTTCACGAATTAGGTCTCGTTCAGCACCCAGTGCAAAAATGGTTAGGTGGTAGCCCCGACGGTGTATCAGAATCAGGAAAATTGGTTGAGATTAAGTGTCCTCCTCAACGAGCTATCATCCCCGGCGAAGTTCCGGGACATTATATGCCACAGCTACAACTCTGTATGGAGATTTTAGACCTAGAAGAAGCAGATTTTATCCAGTACAAACCTGCAGCTACGAATTGGCCTAAGCCAGAAGAATTTGACGTGGTTAAGGTTCCCCGTGATCGTGAATGGTGGAAAACGTATCTTCCTATAATGCAAGAATTTTGGGATAAAGTTTTATATTTCAGAGAGCATATTGACGAACTCCCAAAACCAAAGGAAAGGAAAAAGAGGGTGATGAAGGAAAAGGTACATGTATGTGAAATAGCGTCCGATCCCGAAGATGAGTATCGTAGCGAATAAAAATAAAGAACCTAAGTCGAAAATGAATTTTATATTTTCTATCAAAACATGTCTAAGTATGAATTACACACATCACTTTACAGCCCTCACCAAGAAGATGGTGTAAAGTGGATGAATCAAATGGAAAATCAACTGAACGGCCCCAAGGGTGGCTTTTTATGCGATGAAATGGGATTGGGAAAAACAATCCAAATTATCGCTACTATACTAAAAAATCCAAAAAAACATACCCTCATCGTCGTTCCAAAAACACTCGTTCCGCAATGGAAAAGTGAGATAAATAAGTTCGCACCCGGACTTGATGTCCTCGTGTATGAAGGAAAAACTAAAATAGGTGATACGAACGGTATCGCTCTTTATGATGTCGTCGTTACATCTTATCCAACTGTATGCAGCAAAACGTCCGCGCTTCATTCACTCTCTTGGGATAGAGTCGTATTAGATGAGGCGCATGAGATACGCAATCGGAAAACGCAAACGTTTAAAAAAATTAACACATTGAAATCTTCTATTCGTTGGATTGTAACTGGTACTCCGGTGTTTAACTCCATGGAAGATTTTGTGTCTTTGTGTGAATTTATTGGATTTTCAAAGAACACCGTTCAAGCTATGCACGACAAGATAAAGGACATATACATTCTTCGAAGAACCAAAGCTGATGGATACATTTCTTTACCGGTTTGTCATTTTGAAAATGTGGAATTGGATATGTACGAAGAAGAAAGGGCTTTATATGAATGCGCTTTCACAGAAGCCCAAGATTCCATCACACAGGTCATAAGGGGAAGTGTTTCGCTCCACATGCGTAATATGTATATGCTCGAGTGTTTGTTACGCATGAGACAGCTTATGCGATGGCCCCAACTTTATTTGGATGGTGTGGCTAAATCTAATGAACAGATACCCGAAATATGGAAACATTCTACACATAAAATGAGTCGATTGTTCCAGGAACTCGCTTCACATCCCACAGAAAAAGCTGTAATATTCTGTACTTTCAAAGGTGAACTCGATTACATTGAAAGACAGTTGGCGTGCCCTACTTTCAGAATAGATGGTAAAGTTGAAAAGGATGAAAGACAAAGACAGGTTGAGTTATTTGAAAATGCCCCAGACAACAGTGTCATGGTGACACAAATTAAATGTGGTGGTGTTGGTTTGAATATCCAATGCGCGACCCGTGTTTACATAATGGCACCTTCATGGAACCCGGCGACTGAACTCCAAGCTATTGGTAGGTGTCACAGATCTGGTCAAAAGAACGATGTTTTTGTGAAAAAATTGGTATATAAAGATACACCCATCGCCAGAAGTGTTGAGTTGGCTATGATGTCTCTCCAGGGGCACAAGTCTATTTTATGTGCAGATGTTTTAAATGATAAACGTGTCGAAAATCAAATCCCAATCAGACAGGAAAAAACTATGGATGCCATCAGAAAAATTTTCCGCGCTTAATATAAATGTATACAGTGACAGAAGGTTCTCGCGCAGAGGTATTTCACGGTACCGCCAAACACACACCGGGAGGTCTCGTGAAGGGTGATCTCATTCAGGATAAGTACGGTAGCATCAAGAGTAAGGCTGCCGTCGCGGCCGCTAAGAAGCGTATGAAGGAGGAGGGTGGTAAAGCTATGGTCAAGGTTTTCAAGCCTGCCAAGAAGGGTGATTTTAAGCTCGTCCCCAAGAAGGGTACCAAGAAGTACAAGACCCTCATCAAAAAAATGTAAAGGTATTACAAGAATGACCCTTTCTAAGTGGGACACGTCGGTTCGCATAGCTAAGATAAAATTAAACATAGATCCCAACAGTTTCACCGTGGTGAAAGGTAAACTGCTGAGAGAGGCACAGATGATTTATCATTTTTTAATATCAGAGGAATACTCTACAAAATAAATTGAAATCCCTTTAGTTGTTGTGGTTCATGTACCACGAGTTGGTGGAGTTTCCATGTCACACCGAACTTCCTGTTCAAGAAATATACGCTATTCATCTCTGTGATAGCTACACCAGAATTCCTTGAATACAGTTTGTTTTCCACTTTAGAATTTATACTTTTCTTTTCACTATCGAAAATCCCCGCTTTTATATCTCCATCGGCCGTAGTATCTACGCGAACCCTGAATTTGGGTTCTCTATCAGGAGAGTGCTTTATGTTAGAGTTAAACATGGGTGAAAGTTCGTCTACACTCATGTGTTTACCGAATATATCAACACTTTGTAAACTTACGGCTTCGATGATTCGTTTTTCTACTTCTTGCAAAGTTTCATAAAAATTTTTAACGTAATTTCCTTCTTCGTCGTATCCCTTCATAGAAAAGTCGACATTCCATTTAGTGGCTCCGACTTGAGGTTGGAATCCAGAAATACCGAATGGCATGTACATGCGTGGAGTTTGAATTCTTACATTCTTTCCATCTTTGTTACTCAAAGATATCTTACGACCGTCATAACTTAGTATTTCTAAATTATCTAACAGCGTGTGAAATTTTGCCATTTAATTTTAAATGAACTGTTACCTTTAAGCCGAACACGATGTACACTCAGCTTCCAAACTAAACTGGATTGGTCGAGCTTTTGCTTTACTTCGTAAATAGTACATGCCGGTTTTGAGGCCAGATTTCCACGCGTACATGTGCATGGATGACATCTTTGAAAGCGTAGGAGATTCCATGAAAAGATTCATCGATTGACTCTGGTCTATGAAGCGTCCGCGGTCAGCTGCCATATCGATTATACATTTCTGAGAAATCTCCCAGACAGTCTTATAGAGGTTTTTGATATCGTCGGGGATATCTGTGATAGTTTGTATCGAACCACCTGCTTTGACCATTAAATCTTTCATATCTTTTGACCAAAGACCGATTTTTTTGAGATCGTCAACTAGATGTTTGTTAACGACGACGAACTCACCGGCGAGAGTGCGACGAAGATAAATATTCGTCGTATACGGTTCAAAACATTCGTTATTACCCAAAATCTGCGCTGTAGATGCGGTAGGCATGGGTGCCATCAAAAGAGAATTACGAAGCCCCTTCGTCTTTATACGTTCACGCATTGCGTCCCAGTCGTAAAGACCACTGAATTTGGTATCACCTTCCCACATATCCTGTTGTAAGATACCTTGAGACGCAGGGCTCCCTTCGAAACTTTCATACGATCCGTCGATTTCCGCCAATTCAGATGAAGCCTCTAAAGATGCGTGGTACATAGTCTCGAAAATATGAGCATTCATCATTCTAGATTCTTCACAGTCAAACGGGAAACCGCACATGATAAAAACATCCGCGAGACCTTGAACTCCAAGACCAATTGGGCGATGCCTCATATTAGATTTTCTGGCAGTCTCAACAGGGTAAAAGTTCTTATCAATAACTCGATTTAAGTTCTTAGTTACAGTCTTAGTGACTTCATGGAGCTTAGCGTAATCAAATGTTTTTGTCTCCTTATTCACATATTTGGGTAGTGCGATAGAAGCGAGGTTACATACACTCGTTTCATCCTTGTTGGTGTACTCGATAATTTCGGTACAGAGATTGGAACTCTTGATAACTCCTAGGTTCTTTTGATTAGATTTGCTATTACACGCATCTTTGAACAACATATACGGGGTCCCGGTCTCCGTTTGACTTTTAATAATAGCTTTCCAGACTTCTGCGGCAGGAATAGTCTCATTAGCGAGGCCTTCTTCTTCGTATTTAACGTAAAGCTTTTCAAATTCTTCACCGTATACATCCGAGAGTCCCTTGGCCCTGTCTGGGCAAAAAAGAGACCAGGTACCTCCCTGTTCAACTCGTTTCATGAAAAGATCAGGTATCCACATCGCGGTGAATAAATCGCGGCACCGAGCTTCCTCATCACCTTGGTTGAGGCGTAGCTCTAAGAACTCCATGATATCAGCGTGCCACGGTTCCAGATATGCAGCGATAGATCCTTTTCTACGCCCCGCCTGATTGACATATCGTGCTGTAGCGTTGAATACTCTGAGCATCGGTATAATTCCATCGGATTGACCATTTGTACCCCGAATATGAGACTTGTTTGCGCGAATATCGTGAATATGCATACCGATACCCCCGGCCCATTTTGAGATTTGGGCACACTCAGTTAGAGTACCATAGATACCATCAATAGAGTCGTCTTTATTTGCAATTAAGAAACAGGAAGACATTTGTGGACGGGGTGTACCAGCGTTAAAAAGTGTTGGTGTGGCATGAATGAAAAATCCTTGTGACATTTTATCGTACGTATCGAGTACAGATGGAATGTCCTTACCATGAATACCTATGGATACACGCATGAATAGATACTGAGGAGTCTCCATGAGTTTTCCTTCGCATTTCTGAAGGTAGCTTTTTTCGAGCGTTTTTAATCCGAAATAACCAAAATCAAAGTCCCTGTTTGTGATAATTTGATCTTTTACTTGGTGCGCGACTTCTACTACTTCTTCTGTTACTATACCAGATTTATGTAATTTTTTCATTGCGATATGGAAATTATTTGGGGCTATTTTTTGTATGTTACTGGCTATAATGCGAGTGGCTAATATTTCATAATCTGGATCACTTGTGATCATACCTACACATATTTCAGCAGATAGTGTGTCTATTTCATGCGTGGTTATGTTATCGTACATAGACGAAAAAACCTGCTGAGCAATCATAGAAGCGTCTACACCTCCGGAAATATCATAGGGATCGCGTGTTAGTTTGGAGATCCTGTTGGTGACCTTATCAAATTTTACGTCTTCAACACGACCGGACCGTTTAATAACTCGCATACTAATGGTATTAGAAATTTATTTTTTAATTAACACTTGAAGTCCTCACTTCGAACAGTTACAGTCCCAACGGTTTCCATGTATCGGTTGGGGGAAAGATACGAAGTATTCACATGGAAAGGACCTTCGACGCCAGGCTTGGATACCGGGGGGTAAGACCCGATGAAACAATCGGGAGCCGCGCATACAGGTTTTTCTTGATTACAGGCTTTTGTGTTGTAGGCTTCGTCAAAATCAGCGATGTTTAACATTTAATATTTACACAGAGTTTTTTTCCTGGACTATATTAAATGTGCGAAAGGCTTAATTTAAATTCTATACAACAGACACAGACTCCCCTGAACACATTATTCTTTTCAGAGTTTAACATGAACATTCTTCAGCGTGGTATACGTCAGAAATTCAAGGACGATACGGGTGTTGCGATAGATTATCAGAACAACTCTGACCTTTATAGCATCATGAGAGTTGTTTTCATTAACAACGCTGGTAATCATCATACCAAGATAAACGAACAGGTAAAGTTTATGAATGATCTTGTCGTTAAAACTGCCCTGTCACAGATTCAATCTGGGGTGTCTCAGTTTATGGGATACATGCGAGATATAGATACAGCCGCACTTCCACCATCTCTTCCCGCTAATACGAGTACGTTTGGTCTCAAGATAGAAAAGAATGATAAGATTGGTATATAAAGATTTGTGGATATGTATTCATAAGAGTAATGTCACTAAACTATTATAAATCCGAAACAGAAAAGATATGTAAGTCTAAGGGGTGGGATCGCGCTGAAATAAACACTGTATGGTTACTCCTCACCGAAGAAGTTGGTGAGTTGGCTTCAGCTATCAGACAATATAAGAGAACGTTTAAAAAGACGAATATTAAGAAAGAGCGGGGTACTGATATAATGATGGAAATGGGTGATGTCTTTAGTTATTTGTTTCAATTGGCTCATATGTTAAACGTTGATCTTGATAAAATGTGGGTGGAACACGGTAAAAAGATGTGTCACAAAAAATATATATCTGCTTAATATAAATGAGTAAGTATATGCTCGACGTCAACAATACCATGGACGATATCAATCCATTCGCCACCACAGACGGTTTCTCTATGCCCGGTGCGGTTGGTGAAAAACGTGAATATTTGAATCACATGGATCCATCTATGCCAAAATCTAAGTCGACTTGTGGACAGGCTTCTACATCAGGGTGGAGTGCTGTAGAAACCTGTAAGGATATAAAAAGTCCGTCGGTACTATCTAGACCATTATTCCCAGGAAAGGGGGAAAGTGAACTCGGATACATCGCGACACCCGAACAGGCACCCAGTAAATCTCGTATAAACTTATCCGGGTATTACCTCAAAATTACAATTCTTGTGTTTATAATTCTTCTTCTATTTGTTTTAAGACGTTAAATAGCGCTTCTAGTTTGGTCTGATTCAAGCAACGTGATATCATGTACGGTAATGTACTTTCACATATAGCTCGAACAAAATTTCTTTGCCAGCGTTTACTCTTATTTATGTACGGTGGACAAAAGGTGTTATCTAATACCTTAATACTGTTCATAATACGTATAATTGAGTTAATGTCGTGGTTTTCGCATAGGACATTTTCCAACTCTATCAAATTCATTTCTCTCACGACTTCGATAGTTTTGTCAACGCGTTCAAGTAAAAATTCTTCGTATCTTTTAGAAACACTTTTAGATAGATAGTTTTCCCATTTTCCGACAGGTTCTGCTTCAAACAGTGCGCAACATACCACGTACCCTTCTCCATCCATATATCTCATGTATTTAAGTTCTATTTTAGAGTTTCCAGTTTCATCATCTTTAAATACATGAGCTTCCTTAATGAAGGAAGGCATATTTCTTTTCTGGTTTATATTCAAGTTTTTTCTCTAAATTCTTTAAATCTTCTTCTTTTTTAAGTTGAAGTCCTATGCATTGATGTTTTTCTAAATTGTAACAACTAGTACAAAATTCTCCATCACAATATTTACAATGTATGGGTACGCTTGATTTTTTCTTACACCATGCACATCTCATCTTACTACACTTGAATTTATTTTTTTAACCTAAGTCGAGGTGAGTTTTGTAAAATTGTAAGCAAGATGTATTCGTCAATCGTCAATAACACGTTCTCGTATCTTCTCACGTTAGACGACTTTCGAAAGAAGTTTAACGACGATTTCAAACCGTCATGGATTAAGCTCACGACTATCACGATGGTTTCGTCGTTTTCAAAATCTTTAAATATCAAAAAGATTCGTGACGTTTTTGGAAAATCTCCAATCAGGTTACACAGAAACACCACGGATAATAAGCCTATTATTTGGTCTTTAAAACCGACAACGTTTTATAACCAAATTACACTCACATACGAAGATTGTTATAGTGTAAAATCTATAAAAATATTTCCAAATGGGAGTATTCAGGTTGCGGGGTGTAATGATTTACTTAACTGTAAACACGTCATTGAAAGTCTTGTGTACATATTGAAAACTTTTGATGATGATATTATTCCACCGGTTAACTCTTTCCGTGTTGTCATGATCAACTCTAACTTCAGTATCAACTATAATATAAACCTTATGAAAACCGCGGATCATTTTGAGAAATATTCCGATGTATTCAGTGTTTCCTTTGAACCCGACAGGTATTCGGCTGTAAAGGTAAAATTCAAACCGGCAGAGGATATGAAGCAGATTACCGCCAGTATTTTTAGTACCGGGAAAATCATTATCACAGGTGCAGAGACATTGAAGGAAATTGCATTTGGGTATAACATTATAAATCAACATATATCCGAATGTAAAAGTATTTGTGTATCTAAGACACCTTCAGAAGATACGTTTAATATTTTTTCAGGGTACGACATCGAAAAAACTATCACGATGGTCAGAGAGCTAAAATTTAACTCGTGGATAAATACCACGAGCAATAGGCAAATTAATTTCTAATTGTAATATAAATGTCTCAACGACTCGGTATGGCCGATGGAAGATGCTTCACTGTCGCAAACTCGTCTAAACTATACGATTCCTATATCATGCAGAAAAATGGGATCAAGCCCGAAGATAATTACTCGTACCGCCAACTCCTGCAATCGAAGGGTCCCGAACTTAACAAGGAGGTACAGAAGCAACCCGCTCCTTGCAGTTTATGCGATTCTACTATAAATTTATCGAAAATTTATTGAGTAAAATTTTAAAAATAAAAGTCTGGTGTAGTTTTACGAATGACAACATGTGCTATCTGCCTTAATCCAGTGAGAGAATCGAGAGCCAATAAACCCCTCAGGTGTGGTCATCTTTTTCACTCTCACTGCATAGAGGATTGGAAAAATAGGGGAAAACAAACATGTCCCGTATGTAGAAAAATATTCGACGGGGAAAACTTTAAAGTACAGGTAACAGTACATAACACATTAAATGAAACTTCAAATACAGTAGAAGTTGGTGATCAATATTTATTTGACGTGTTAGACGTATTTTTTGATGTTGAAAATTTGATAGATATGGAGAGTTTACTTCGTGACTTTGGAGTGAGTATGTCCGACCTTGATCCCTTGGTTCTTAACACAGAATGATCCACAATACTTATTATAGTTTATAGACTCGTATTTACGACTCGTTCGTCTAGGATCCCTTATAAGTTTCCCAGTAGCACCCGTTATTAAAGGGCCGGTAGCCCACCCCCGTTTATGACTGAAAAATTCAGCTTTAAATGTGATAATCTTACCGGGTTTCATGGTAGTTGTAGCTCGTTTAATACGAGATACAGGCACTTTAAAGAACTTCGCCACACTCTCATGAGTATCCCCCGCCTTGATTTTATACTCAGTCTTACTATGCTGTTTATAAAAATGGAAATCGCCGTGACACAATGTATTTCTCTTTTTGCACTTCGCTACGAATAACATAATTTTATAATACGAAGGTTTACACTTTTCCCCAGCCGTCGATTTATAAACTTTTTTAGGATTATCGGAAAGAACTTTTTTCGGCAATTTTCCGCACCCGTGATACAAATTTCTACTGTTCATACCCGCGCGTTCACCAGGCTGACTTTTCCAATTCCTGTATTTTTGAAAATCGTGAACTGCATATGCATAGCAGTTGTTATTATTTTTACCCACAGGACCTCCCCATTTTCTGGTTGTAAAAATATGTTCAGAACCACTGCTGGGTGGATTCTTCACCATTAATATAAGCTAGGAAAAAAATATACACACTTAATAAATGATTAAGGAACTTATGAACTCTCGCAAACCCCTCGATGCGGTCACCGAAATTCTTCTTTTTGTACTCGTAATTCTCATCTCGACGTTTATTCTCAGGTACACTTGGAACAATTCTCTGGTGAAGCATATCACCGTTCTCAAGAAGATTAATACGTTCACCGACGCTTTACTTCTTTCTATTTCTCTTTCGGTAATCCGGGGTATCTAAACCTCACGGAAACCGACAACCTTTTCACCAGTCGAACTCGTCATAGTGGGATAGCCGTCTATCCCGTCACAACCACCTTTGCTGCAATCAACGAAGGTGTATGGTTTGTTCTTCTTCTTCATGTAATCAATCTGCTTACGAGTCCATCCACAACCCATGGTGCCGTAAACAGTCCACTTGTCACCAGAAGCCTTGGCAGCTGGGGAACCACCCTGAGGTCTCGTGATATTCCAAAGAATGATGATAATGAGAATTATCAGCGAAGCAAATACTAGCTTATCGTTCATTTATGATATGTAAATATTTTTTTTATGTTCATATTATAAATGAACGTGAAGTACGAAGCCCTGATAAGAGGATTCGCGATATTTTTTGCTAATATGTTCACGGTGAGGTGGGCGATAAAGAGTAATTTAAAGCATGACGAAATATATGTTATATTTATCATATTAGCAGCTATTGCTACAGCACATTATGTATATAAAAAGTAGAGGCCATATAAAGATATGAATGATGCGCGTCACGCGGTCGTTGAATCTCCGGATGGATCAGTGGCGATAGCATTTAACCAAGAGGTTTCACCACCGGAACCTCCAGAACCACCCCCCGAAATGATAAGAGTACGACCACAATCACGTTTCAGATTTTTAATAGAATATCATCCAGTTGCACGTGCTCTAGCGTATATATTCTTGATTGCATCTGGTATAAATTTGGGTCTTTTCAGGAGAATAATAGATATTATCAATTTCGTGTTGATAGTATCTACGACGGGTGCTCTACATACTGAACATTCAGCATCGATAACAGTTGTAGTGTTTCATGGTACGTGTGCAGGGCTTATGATATTACCATTTTGTGTTCTTAGAATGTGGGAACAAGCTATTTACCAATTTTCAGTCACTGTTATGTGTCTCGCCGCATTTAATACAGCTACTCAAATAGCCGAGCAATTACCTAATCCCTGAAAATATCAAAGTCTAGCATTTTGAAGAGATTCCGTAGAAGCATTTTATGTTGTGGACTTTCGGTGTATTCCCAGTCATCAATTATAGACATGATGAGTTTGTTATCATCAGGCTCATCATTTTTATGAAAACTAAGGGGTGCACGTTCTCCCTCACTTCTTACATTTCTAACGTAATCCGCTACCACGTAAATAATAGCGTCTAAAAGTTCTTCTTTGGCCATATCTAGCCAGGAGTCCGTAGACGTTCCCCATGTCCTTGTGTCGTCGTCCACCCTCACACCGTGATCGTATCTCTCTAGTCCCAAATCTAGACGAGCATTAAGCTCTTTCTTAATGTTCATATACGTTCGTATATGTTTATTTCTTTAAAGTGTTATTTTCTTTGAGTACGCGAGACTGGGCGTCTTGCTGTAGGTGGTTTTTTACTACCGGTTTTTTGTTGTTGCGCTCTAGCTAAAATTTGTACCGCGTTATTTGTTGACATGGTTTTGGTACTGGCAGGTTTGGGTGAGAATATTGAATTAGGTTTAGCACTTTTCTTTGCGGAATTCATTATTTTGGCTGTGTCAGACTTCCCCGAAATATACGGGTGTATAAAAAGTTTTTCGTATGATAAGTTTACGTTGTGCACCCTCGACGACACAGGAACCTCTTTTAATCTATGAAGATGTATCATAGAACCCGGTCCTCCACCCATCCCCAAATATTGAGGACCGAGAACGTCTTCGACAAACCTTTTAAATCCTGGGGTGGTGAGCGCTGGTGCACTATATAAAGCATTCAAGAAAAAGTGTGCGTCGTACATGTAATGGTTTCCTCTGTATATACCGTACATGGATCTAAATGTTTCATTTGGGGCTTTATTAATTTCTGGATTACGTATCCCGTTTACTGTTGATAACCCGTAATCGATTATTTTTATTTCACCTTTTTTGGTTATATAAATATTACCCAGATGGAGATCATTGTGTCTGAATGACTTAGATTTGGAATAAACGGCGCGTAATATTGTCAAAACTTGAATTACTATTTGTTTAAGTCTAGAACCGTACCCAATATCAAATCTACGTTTTGGTAAATATTTATCCAATGATTGTCCTTCGAGTAATTCTAGATATAAATGATCAATAACCTTCGCTGGAACCTGAGTTGTACCGGTTTTTACACCCGTTTTGGCTTTTGAACTGGATTTTGCGTCTTTGGACGAGGTTGGTGCGGATCGAGTAGTTAAATACTTACCCTTTGGTAACTCGGGTTTGCTATTTTTTAAACATTTCCCATAACCATATATTTTAATACCACTCGTCGAAAGTTTTCTAAAATATTTAGCTAAATTTCGCTCACCACTCAAATTGCTATTGGATGTTTTATACGCAACCTTTTTTGAGCATTCATCATTTAAGCATGCTTCATACACGGATCCATATTGACCTTGACCAATTTTTTTCACGCGTTTAAAAATTTTATTTGGTTGACATGAAGTTTTCTTTATAGCTTCTTGAATTTCTTTGTTCATGACCTGCTATAGACTAATATTATTTTCATAGGAAGGGTGACTTCATATCAAAACTGAATTTTATATTAAAAAAATTAAATACTATTTACTCTTCGTCGATCTCACACTCTTCCTCCTCACTCTCTGGTGGGGCTACGGTATCAACACCTTGGAAAGCGAAAGAGGGAAGCTTCTGGGATTGCTCACAAAGGGTCTGTGAGAGACGGACACTCACACCAAACTTGTTATCGATGAACCAGATCTGATTAAAATCAACGATGCACATACAACGCTGACCCTTCTCAATACTATCGATCGCGAGAGGTTGGCGAGACATATCATAAGCCTCAGCCAAAAACTCACCAGAAGGCTTGGTCATGAGCTTAAGCTTGAGAGTAGATGGGTAGTCATCCTTACCAGGGCGTACAAGTGGCTTATACAGAGCCTCCTTGATTACTTCGATATTGTAAGGCTTTCCAAGCCACTCCTTGGAGTTTTCAGCGACCGTCGCAATGATCTTGTTGTCAAGCTCAGTAAGCTTTTCCATAAGTGCACATGCATCGTCGTTATCCTTATCAAAAGATAGATCGAGGGAATAAGAAGTTCGGTTGGTCGTCTCGTCGGTGAAAGCACTCAGGCCAAATGGTGAGCGCATGAAGGGGAGTTGAAGGTAAAGTTTCTTGTTTTCTTGCGCGTTAATGTATACGGTTTTACCACCGTTCTTATTCTTCTTCATCTTAGAAAGAATAACGGAGGAGGGATCAAATTGTTCGTAACGCTGAATGTTGGTGGACATGGTACTTATTATATATCATATACGTGATGAAACTTTAAGTACCTTTTTGTAAGATTGATTCTTCACATTTTTTTTCTTCGTATATTTTAAACACACAAAATGGGAGGACTATTCAAAGATTGCGGGTGCGGATGTGATGGTAAGAAACAGGAGAAGAAGTTTCTCATTTCCATCATGGCCGCCTTATTATTTTTTATAATCGCGAACCCCAGTACATTTAGGGTTATGCGATCTGTCGTAGGTAAGTGGGTATCCAGCCCCACTGGTTGTCCTTCTACCGGGGGGCTCGCTCTTCACACCACCGTATACATGCTTCTTACGTGGGGTCTCATGAACATCCGCGTCGAGGGTTACGAGGTTATGACAGGTGAGATGGCGCCATCGGCTAAGCCTCCCACTATGCCTAAGAAGAAGTTAGCCGATGTTGACTTCGACAAGGTTCCCGTCGAGGAGATTGACATTAACGAGTTTGAACTCAGTGAGGGAGGTCCTCCTCCCGAGATGATGGAAGGTCCTCCTTCCAAGATGAGGGGAGGCCCCCCTCCCGAGATGAGGGGAGGTCCTCCTATGATGATGGGTCCTTCTCCTAGGAAGCCTCCTACTATGATGAAGAAGCCTCCTAGTATGATGAAGAGGGCGCCGGCTCCCAGAATGGCCGACACTCCTACTCCTACTCCCGGTAAATTCGATGATATAGTCGGATTCAGCGACAGTGGTGCTTCGTTTTCTTCTATGGATATTAACGAGTCTATGGATTTACCCACATCTCTTAATAACGGTTCTTCCGGTAAAGGAGCTGTAAGCTGTAGCTGCTCCAACGGTAGCACCGTAGTCATAAATCCTTAAAAATCTTCGTCGAATGCGAGTTCGGTAGTTTCATCGATCTTACCGTAATCACCTACACGTTTTTCAAAAAAATTAGTCTTACCATCTAGGGAAATATTTTCCATAAAATCAAAGGGATTTTGAGTATTCCAGATTTTATTGAACCCCGCTTGCTTTAACAGACGATCAGATACGTATTCAATATAGTTTGACATCTTATCGGAATTCATACCAATTAAACTGCATGGTAAAGCTTCGATTATGAAAGATTTTTCAATTTCTACAGCTTCACGCACTATGTCGTAAACGATATCCTGATTAGGTTTATTTTTTAGCATTTTAAATAACTCAATCGCGAACTCTAGATGCAAACCCTCGTCCCTACTAATAAGTTCATTACTGAAACATAACCCGGGCAATAATCCGCGCTTTTTTAACCAAAATATAGCACAGAAACTACCGGAAAAGAATATACCTTCAACACACGCGAACGCCAGGAGACGTTCTGAAAACGGTCTTGATTTATCGAACCATTTCATAGCCCAGTCCGCTTTGTTTTTAATAGAGGGTATCGTCGTGATAGCTTCGAATAACTTTTTCTTTTCAGAAGCATCTCGTATGTATTTATCAATAAGTTTACTATATGTTTCTCCGTGTACCATTTCATTATGTGCCTGATACGCATAAAAGGAGCGAGCTTCAGCGTTTTGAACTTCATCAGCAAAATTATTATTTAAATTTTCAAAAACAATACCATCCGACCCCGCGAAAAAAGCTAAAATGTATTTAATAAAATGTCGCTCATTTTCGCTCAATGATTTCCAATCTTCCATGTCAGCGGATACATCCACTTCTTCAGCAGTCCAGTTGGACATTTGAGCCTTTTTGTACAAAGACCATAGGTTTTCATGTTCTATAGGAAATACGGTGAATCTATTCATGGTCGGTAAAAGCATTGGTTCGGCTTCTTCTATGAATTCTTCGAAAGCGAAATAGTCTCCTACATGAGAACTGTTAACAAAAACTTGTGGATACGTAGATACAGAAGAGCCACATCTTTCTTTTAGTATGGATTTATCAACGTATGACCTCATGTATTCAAGATTTAGATTTTTGCACATGTTTTCAGCGTGATCGCAGTATTTACAGTCCGCTTTCGAAAGAATTTCAACCCCCATAGTGTGTTAATAGCTGTTAATATTTTTTGTCAGAAATCTTTAGATATGATTGTATTTTCTGAAATTCGGCCTGGAGATTTAATTAAAATTTTGGTTGTTATTGACGATGTAGAAGATGAACTGTACGCGAACGTAGCAGAGAATCGCGAAGATTATTTGATAGTAAAGTATTATTCAGAGTCTTCACTCGTGTATAAAAATGCTACCGTATATATTTTGGATGAAGAAGAGAATTTGTTACGTGGAGATAGTATACTCGAACATCACGAGTTCGGTGAATCAATCTTCAGTCACGTAAAAGATGATATGTATGTATTACTCGAAGAGGTTGATATAGAAGATGATGATTCTGAAATACGCGATGAATCAGAAGATGATGGCAGTGATCTTGGATCTTTTATAGTTTCTGATACGGATATAGACGGTGAGGTGAATTTACCCCCCGATCACGCTGCAATCGACAGGGTGTGGAACGAATGGGAACCTTCTAGCCCAGGATCTAGACGTTATAAGGAAATGGTGGAGCGAATCGAAGAACGCGCGAGACTCCAGATGGATGAAATAAATTTTTAAGAACCTAAGTGCGCTAATTATTATAATAAAATTAATAATACACGGTAATGGACCCCGAAACATTGACTACTATATGGTCGGATATAGACCGACTGAAATCCAAACCAACATTAAAGTCATGTAATACTAATAATCTATTGTGTGTAAGCTGTAAGGGGGTGAAAATACGTACGAGGGAGGGTATGGTATGTTCAGAATGCGGTTTAATGGATTCTATTTATATAGATGAAAGCGCTGAATGGACAAGTGGTGTCTCGGATGATGGGCGCGTCAACGATCCCTCACGATGTATGATTCCTACAGCAAACCATGAACTATTTTCGGAGTCTTGGGGAAAGAATACTATGATTTCAACTAAAAACGCGTCCACGTATGAAAACAAACGTATGGCTAAAATCAATTTTCATAATTCTATGAATCACAGAGATCGGTCATTGTTTCATGCGTATAAGGATATTGATGAAGCTTGCCGCGATTTACCGGGTAGCATTTTGAAAGATGCAAAAACTTTCTACAAAAAATTCAACGGATCCAAACTTACACGCGGTGCGGTGCGGTCGGGTATAAAAGCTAACTGCGTTTTATACGCGTGTAGAATTGCTCAAGTTCCACGGACTACAAAAGATATTGCGGTTATGTTTGGTATACAATCAAAGGATATAAGTCGAACAACTCAACTGTTTACCGAAACTGTTCAAAACGAATGTACAGATAAAAATTATGTGACCAAACCGTTTAATGTTATGCAGAGATTGCTCAATTCATTTGACGTATCTCGTGAAGAAAGGTATGCGTGTAATAAGATGTGTGGGCAATTGGAGGAATGCGTTGATCTTATGAGCAAGTCTCCTAATAGTGTGGCTACAGCTATTATATATACAGTGTTCCAAAATAAGGTTTCCAAAACGGAGATTTCAGAGAAGTGTTCGGTATCTATACCGACTCTTAATAAAATTTTGGTTATAGTAAAACGCCACTTAGAGGATAAATTGTAATACATGTATATGAAGTTATTCTTGAGTACTCCATGTTACGGAGGATTGTGTCTCGAAAAATACGTTTCTAGTATAGTTAGGCTTCAAATGGAACTGATGAAGGAGGGTATCCAATTAATGTTGGATACCACTGAAAATGAAAGCCTAGTACATCGCGCTCGTAACGTATCCGTCGGACGATTTTTACAAAAAACGGACGCTGACCGCTTCATGTTTATAGACGCTGACGTGGAGTTTGACGCTGCATCTGTTGTACGTCTCGTTAAATCTGAACACGACGTTTCTGTAGCCGTATATCCCAAAAAGGTTGTTATGTGGGATAATGTAAAGAAAAGTGTAGAGGAGGGCGATACACGGAATATGGGATTGTTGTCTTCGAGCTTGGTTGTAAATATAGGTGCGTCTAAGAGAAGTGTCGTAAATGGATTTGTCGAAGTATTAGATGGCCCTACAGGTTTTATGGTTATCACCCGTGATGCTATGGAACGTATGTGCGAACACTATAAACCAACGCTTCAGTGTAAGAATGATCACCAGAACCGTGATTTTGACGAATATTGCGCTATATTTGATTGTATGATCGACCCTGATAGCAAACGTTATTTATCCGAAGATTACGCCTTTTGTAGGCGTTGGCAGCAGATGGGTGGTAAAATATTTGCCGATGTGAACACAACATTAGGTCACGTGGGTAATCTACCGTTCGTAGGTTGCTTAAATGAAAGGCTTAAGGCTTAGATCAGTACTACTATTATGAAATTGTCGACCATCGTTGTTACTCGATCAAACGCGTGTCATGTTAAATCTCTACACACTATTCTTCGTATGAATATACGATGTGTACAAAATAACATCGCAAATCAAATTGTATTTGTTAAAGATGACCCGTTTGAAAAGGCTGAAGTTATACATAAAAACCTAAAAACTTCCGATCGATTATTGTTTATCGATTTTGGAAAATCCTTGGATGATAATTCATTAGATATGGTACTGAAACCTAACGACACATACGGTGTTATCGTCTTTCCGGGTGTAAAGGAAGGTATCGATTGGGATATGTTCAAGAAGAAGACATTGGAGAAATCATCAGAACCTGTTCATCAGATGGGTCTTCACTTCGATACTGAAGTTGATATGAAAATTGCTGATGATGTATACAGAGTTATAAATACGTCGTCAGGTACATGGTGTCTAATGTGTAAACAAATTATCAAAAAGATTCGAGATAATCGAACCGGAACAACGAAAATTCAACCTAAGATGGATGTGATGTTTTCAAGATTTAAGGAATACGGAGTGAAGATTGTCGCGTTCACAGCCGCTCAAGTTACATCAACTTACACCCACGAGTGTTTCGGTAACATAGTAAATTCTGCCGGAGTTAAAGCTAATTAAAGATTAACCCTAAAACATTAGATATAATGCAACGTCTATATGTAAAGAAAAATGACCCTCTTTACACATATGCGATTTCGTTCATGGAAAGACATTGGGGTGTGAAGGGTTTTTTCCCGGGAAGTCAACCCGTGTCGATTGAATTTAAACATTTCAATACTTTGGCTTCTAACCAATATGTTGTATGTGAGAAAACCGACGGCCTTAGATTTATGCTACTGGCCTTCATGTATGGAGGTAGAAAGGTTTGTGTGTTGGTCAATCGCGCCATGGAAATGTTTGGGTGCCCTCTAAATTTCAGAAAACCTATTTACGACGGTACGATTTTGGAAGGAGAATTATACGAAAATATGTTTATGGTGTATGATTGTTTACTCTCAAAAGGGGAAAATATTGGAAAAATGGATTTTCTACAGCGATTGGAATGTATGGAGAATATCAAAAAAATGTTAACTGTTTTGAAAAATGACCCCATAAAATTTGCTATAAAAAAATTTCACGCACTCCCCGATTTTGGGGAGTTTATGAATACGTATTTACCCACGGTCACACAAAAAATTGATGGACTCGTGTTTACACCTGTTAATGAGTCGGTAAAGATTGGGACGCACGAGACTATGTTTAAATGGAAGCCTCGAGATAAAAATACCATCGATTTCCAATTTAAACGTAAGGGGGATCTGTGGAGATTGTATGTGCAAGAAAAGGGAAAACTTATTTTCGAATCCGAGATTCGTGATGAATGGGTCGCTGGTATACATTGGATCGAAGAAGATGCTATAATCGAGTGTCAATATATGTTTAATGACTCTCCTATGTGGTGGAAACCTATACTGAGACGCCATGACAAGACTTTTCCTAACGGTCGCAGAACGTTTTACCGCACGTTAGTTAATATTAAGGAAGATATCAAGATGGAGGATTTTTTGCGATGTACATAAGCACGTGATGAGAATCGGTGGATGGGATATCCATTTTAGTAATAGTATCATCGTCTTGTTGATACCAGTCTTTTAATTTAACCATAGATACGTAATGTCCACCTCTTTGATTTCCATAGTGTAATATGCTTGCACATAATTCATAGTTATCAAAATCGTTTACGTTTACATTTACTTTTTTATCGAACGACACGAATAATACCTTTGGGTATTCTGATATATACGTTCTCGTAGTTGCAACATTATGTTTTATTCCATCGTCATCTTCGTAATCATCGAGCGTATGCCATTTTTCAGATGATGTCACCATTTCTCCTACGGTAGGTTTATCTCCGTTCAAAATTAAAAAACTAAACGGTTCTACCATAGTTTTTGTACTTGTTGGACATATGGTTAATTGTGTTCTCTTTCCGTATACCAAGGATTTTAATCGCGGATACGATTTCTCTAATATATCTATTACACAGAATAAAGCATCTTGTGCGTCGTGTGGGTACAAGGATTTAAATCTCGGAAATATTTTTTGAAAAGATTCGAGTAAAGGTTCTATATTTATTTTTAAAAATTTTTCATTTTGAAAATAAATTTTTACGAGTTCTTTATATTTAATCGTAAAGTCACAATCACCTGTGTAATCCGTTTTTAGAATATGCGAAGATAGTTCGTGAATACGTAACAGTAACTGTATGGCACTGTTAAAGTAACATGTGTTTCCGTTATTGTAGAAGCCATGCATTTATGTTATATGATTATATAACTTTAATTAGAGATTTGAGTAGTATACAATGTATAAATGTCTCAAGCAATTGGTATCGATTTAGGAACAACGTACTCATGTGTAGGTGTATGGCAAAGTGATCGCGTGGAAATTATCGCGAACGATCAAGGTAATAGAACGACCCCTTCTTATGTGGCGTTTACCGATGGAGAACGCCTGATAGGTGACGCTGCAAAAAATCAAACCGCAATGAATCCCGTTAACACTGTGTTTGACGCGAAGCGTCTCATAGGCCGTAAGTTTTCTGATTCTAAGGTTCAACAAGATATCAAGGATTGGTCGTTTAAAGTTGTATCGGGTGAAGCCGATAAACCTACGATCGAGGTTGATTTTAAGGGTGAAAAAAAGCGTTTCGAGCCCGAAGAAATCTCTTCTATGGTTTTACTCAAAATGAAAGAGGTTGCCGAGATGTATATGGGAACTACTGTTAAGGATGCAGTCGTAACCGTTCCTGCGTATTTTAATGATTCTCAGCGTCAAGCTACCAAAGATGCTATGACGATCGCTGGTCTAAACTGTCTCCGTATTATTAATGAACCTACCGCAGCTGCCATTGCTTACGGTCTTGATAAGAATAAGACAGATGATACAAATGTTCTCATTTTTGACCTTGGAGGTGGCACGTTCGACGTTTCTGTCCTTAATATAGAAGATGGTATTTTCGAGGTCAAGGCTACAGCTGGAGACACACATCTAGGCGGAGAGGATTTTGACGCGAGACTTCTTCGTCATTTCTCGGAAGAGTTTAAGCGAAAGCATAAGAAGGACGTATCTACTAGCCCAAAAGCTCTCCGACGTCTTCGTACCGCATGTGAGCGCGCGAAACGTACTCTTTCTTCTACGGCACAGACAACGATTGAAATAGATTCCCTGTTTGAAGGTATTGACTTTTACACTACAATCACTCGAGCTCGCTTTGAAGAGCTAAACTCAGATCTTTTCCGAAAGTGTATGCAACCCGTGGAACAGGTTCTTCGGGATTCGAAGATAGATAAATCAAAGATTGATGAAATAGTACTCGTGGGTGGATCCACACGTATCCCCAAAATTCAACAGATGCTTTCTGACTTTTTTAACGGTCGAGAGTTGAACAAATCTATCAATCCAGATGAGGCTGTAGCGTACGGTGCGGCCGTGCAAGCGGCTATTCTGTCGGGCGTCGATAATAGTAATGTTAAGGATCTTTTGCTCTTGGATGTTACACCCGTTTCACTCGGTCTAGAAACTGCGGGTGGTGTCATGACTAAAATTGTCGATAGAAACACTACTATCCCCACCAAAAAGGAGCAGATATTTTCTACTTATTCGGATAATCAACCATCTGTAACCATTCAAGTGTATGAAGGTGAACGTGCCCGTGCCCAAGATAATCATTTACTCGGTAAATTTGATTTGGGTGGTATCCCTTCAGCACCTCGCGGAGTTCCCCAGATTAACGTAGCGTTCGACATTGACGCGAATGGAATTCTAAACGTCACCGCCGAGGATAAAGCGTCTGGTAAGACTGAGAAAATCGTCATCACCAATGATAAAGGTCGCCTTTCAAAGGATGATATTGAACGTATGGTAAATGATGCTGAAAAGTATAAGGATGAAGATGAGAAGTACAGACAAAAGGTTGAAGCTATTAATAATTTTGAAGCCAACGTCTTTGGTGTTAAGAGTATGACTGATAAACTCAGCGACGATAATAAAGCACTCGTAGAAGAAAAGGTAAACGAAGCTATAGCTTGGATAGATAATAATCGTTCCGCGGAACTTGACGAGATTGAGCATCAACAAAAGGAATTCAGGGAGGTAGTTGATCCCATTTTAGCTGCGGGAGGATCTGAAAAGGATGAGCAACCGAAGGGTCCCGATATAGAAGAGATTGATTAATAAACCTAAGTAGGTTAGAGATTTAGAACATTTTAATATTGATACTATGAACGTTCATAAACTTTGTGACGATATTTATCCCGAGTTTGAAAAGATCCGTGACGATGATCACGTTGAAGTCGAGATACGGTTAGGAAAGTTCAATGGAACCTTTTTCGACACTAACTTGGGTAGAGATACTCATGTTAAACTACTAAAGGGATTTCAAAAATACAGTGGATGGGAACAGGTTGTTCAAACGCATGAAGAAGTGTTTTACAGGGAACGTGATAATATGCGAATTACCGTAGATGAGAATACCGGAGACGAAACTATCATCCGAAAGGAGCGCGTGTTTAAGAAGGATTTTAAGGCTATTGACTCGGCTCCGTATGATCTGCGTGTGAGTGTGGCAAAGGAAGTCCCGGTTACCGAAGAAATTGAACGTGAAATGGATAAGAAAAGAAATAAAGCGAGACTGTCGTACGTACGCAAAAATCTATCCATTGATATAACCACGTGCACCGGAGATATTACTGACATGGACGCTGAAGATATATGCACGTATCAGGTGGAATTTGAAATTGTAGACTCGAAGCAGGTACAAACTAAAGACGACTTATTTAAAATTTTGTATAAAATCAGGGATGTATTTAATTTGTTGACTAGTAATAGATGTTAATCGTTATATTGGCAATATTAATATTTCTGTCATTTACTACGTGGAACACATACAGCCAAGAGGTGAATGTGTTACGATATAAATCACAGTATTTTTATGTATCTGGGGGACAGTCTAAGCGTATGTTTGATACAATGAGTAAAGATCCGAAGATAACACTCGATAGCATAAAAAACTTCGTAATGTTAGAAGATCGTTTGCTTAAATTGGAAAAAACATCCGTGTGTACGGGTGTATCACATGAACACGAGGCGTTCACTTTATCTGATACGATAAAGGAGATGTTTTTAGCGTATGATTTTTCGTACCATACCATACATCTCAAACAAGTTGCGGAACCCAACAAACTCATAAATAGAAGTATAACATGTTAATTAAGTAAAGTAATGAGCGTCTATGAACACCCATCGTCATATATCTAACGTTATCGTATATATACATTATTAGTCCCGTGTCATCTTTTTGTGGATTCATTTTAATCCATTTTTCCGCATCTTCAGAGTCAACAAAATCTTCGGTACATATATACTTCATTTCTAAACGTCCCATACCCAAAGATCGCGCATCTCTTTCTTCGCGTATGTAGTCACAAATAACGGTGATCACGAGTTCACATATATTTTCTTTTATATTCGGTATCCATGTAGAGGGGCCTTCGTCTACATGGAAACCTTTTCGGTGTGTTTTGGTGTGATCTAAGAGTAGTTCTCTAGGATCGTCCATTTATCTATACTAAGTTCTATCTTTTAAAGTTGTTCAACTTTCGTACCTTTTGGAAATCTTGTCTTTTTGTTCTTATTGTTGTTGTTTTTGGGTGAAGCGACGTTCATACCATTTTCTAAATTCTTGGCGAAATTGTTATTCAACGCGTTAAGTTTATTATTCAATTTCCTCATTCGGTTCATTTTCCATGTTTGTACAGTATTTTTCTTTAATTCGTTAACTTGCATCTTTAATGGGATTCCCGATTTATTCTTCTTTAGACTTAACGAATTTATAAGTTTTTTGATCTCACTGACGTCGTTGTTAATAGATGGCATCACGTTTTTATACTTTGTCATCCATCTTTTACCGTATAACTTAACGAGGTCTTCTTTGATAGCTTTATTCGTCAATCGTCGCTTTTCCAGGGTTTGTTTATTTTTGACAACCTTGTTATCTTGCTTCTTTTTCTGTTTAATATTTTTCTTTGTCGGAGCCTTGGGTGGGGTGATGTTTAATTTTCTGCAAATAACGTCAACGGTGTCATTGTCTGATACAGAAATACCCTTTGCTACGGCTATAGGAGTAAGTTGCGCCTTTGTGTATGCGAGGCACGGTTTGTTTTTTACTTTAAAGTTACCAAACACGCGATCTCGTATTTTTTGACATATTTGCTCCCTCGTCGTAGTAGATTTAATATCTACCACCCCAATCTTTTTAGCTACCGCGACCAACTCCTGCTTTGGATAACTACTACACACCTTCTTACCCACCTTGATTCTGTGATCGTTGGAGAATTTTTTGGAGGTCTTTTTCGGTTCTTTTACGGTATTGCGTATGTTATATCCTATGTTAGATAGAGATTTGTCCGTAGTGACCGCTTCCTTACTTCGCTTCTTAACCGCGGGTAGCTTAAGAGCTGTTGTTCTAGGAGACACAAAACCCATGATGTATAATTCTTGAGATAAAGCGACCCCTGCGTTATAAGCCAGGTTCATGTCGCTGAGAGAGTTTATTCCTAGTATCTGAATATTACCCGACGTAAACAGTTGGAAAGAGTATCCTAAATATTTCATCTTTAGCGCGGCGCGAAGCTCTGGTTCGTACTCTGTTTTTCCAGATTTTCTTAACGCATACGAAACCTTAGATAAATTTATAGCTCCATTTATCTTAAAGGTTCCTACCGTGTTGTTGTACTTAATAGGATTATATAAAAATTGTTCCTTTTTTGTGTAATTATCAACTATGTATTTGCGTATTTTAGCCGGTTGTGAAATGTCGTTATTGAGAATACCACCCGAAAAATGTATTTTCCCGGTATTGTAAATCTTAAATGTGATTCCACGTGGTTCCGAGCCGTTTGAAAATATGCGACCAGATATCTGAGCATACGTGTAGTTCACATTGTTTTTAAGATTTCCAAACTTTCCAGTTAAAGCGTGTTCAGCACCCACTTTCATGCGGCCGTAATACAACTTTATACTCGAAATCTCAATATCGAAATTTGTGTCCAGTGCACGCCTTCGTGCATGTGGAGATTTGTTAAAAATATGCACCAAATCTACACGTTTCGTGCGAGAGTTGAAATCGCCGTTAATTAAAGAGTTAAAAAATCCCAACTGTAAAGGTGTGGTGTCTAATTTTGATAAATTTCTAGTTCTCAATTTTTCTTCGACCATGAGGTTAGCGCGTTTTAACGCGTTTCTACCCAGTTTATGATTGGCCTTTAATAAATTTTTTTCGTTGTTATTGAGATATTCTTTTTGATTTATTCTATTTTCAATTGATCTATTGTTGTTATTGTTATTGTTAGTATTTTCAAACTCATTGAAAAGGCCCATGGTTTGTTCTGATGTATGTAAATATTTTTAATGATCATTGCCCAAGTGTATACCAGACTTTTCCTTCGTGATATCGATACCAAAGATAAACTCTTGTGCGTCGAGATGTTTCATACCATCACCGTCATCATACTTGAGTTCATCTCGCTTGACCGAAATTTCACGCTGCCCGAAGGGACCCGCGTAGAAGTCATATGTAAACCGTGGCTTACCGAGGTTATTAAGATTACAATACTCGTTGAACTTCGAAACGAATACAGACTTGGGACAATACGCCTTTTCGTCGAATAAGACCTTTGGCGACTGCAAGAAGTTCTCGAGGGTACTCGCGACAATGGCAACTTGCTTTTGCACGTTCTTGAAGTACTCGGGCACGACGTTCCATATATCCACAGCCTTATGCTTTTGACTGTAATCAAGATAGGCTCTGACACACTTCTGTAAGATTATCGGAAGCTCTTGTTCAAGTTTATCATCAAGTCTTGTGTCAGCATTCTTCACTTGCTTACCAAAGTTGACTGTGAGAATACGACGCAAAATACTTCCCGAATTGTCCTTCCATTGAGGAACTTCGTTTCCACCGAGAATACCGGGTGTGGTCCATACCATAGATTTCGCCTTTTCATGTTTGACGGCTATAGATACATCTTCACCACTCACGATAGATTGAAATTCAGCCTGCTCGAGTGCCAAGTCATTCTTAACCTCAGGTGCTATAAACATGAACGCGTTGCAGATGGCCGATAAACCGAACTTCCTTTCAACGTTGTTTGAAAGTGTACTCACGTCATCCGAACAATAGAATTTACGAAATACTTTGGTAATGAGTGTAGATTTACCGGAACGCGCCACACCTTTCAGGAAAGGGATAATTTGCCAGCGATCTATCTCGTTTACATCGTAGCATAACCTTCCCCCCATAACGTATATCCACTTACACACTTCATCGTCAAACTTCTGATAGTCCAGGATGGATTGAAAGTGTGGTGTGGGTACATCGTACCAGTCACTGATATGATCATAGTTCACGAACTCTTGGTCGAAATACTTACAACTCACGATAGTCTGATCTAAACTCTTAAACTCGGGCGATTCATAGTCATAGAACGCACACTTCACTGGTTTAGTCTGTGGCTTAGACTTATCTCGTTCCAAATCTATACATCCTATGAAAATACCGTTATTAAACGACCACACGTGTCGATCCTTATTCACATCTTCGAATTGCATATCGAAAACATTAGTCAGGTGATTAATAACGTGGCGTTGTGTAATGCCACCCGAGGTAAGATTCTTCCATAATTCGAACCACGTCTCTTTCCTACCTACGCTATATACGAAGTCAGCGACGCTTTTCGTCGTTTTCCACGCACGTGTAGAACATCCGGTGGAAGTTTTGATCTCTTCACAGCAGTTACCCTTGTATCTCTTAATATTATGTTCATACAGGTGTTTCAGGCACTGTAATATAGCCTGTTGATACTGCGAAAGCTCCTCCACCTTTTGGATAGTTGAAACTCTGTATATAGACGGATCAGATTCGGGATTAATAGGAACGTATGTAGGATTATTTACTCTATCGTAAATGCGAGCCCCTCTGAATACAATTTGCCAGGAATCATCGACCTGATCTATCAGGCGATTGATGCGTACGCATAATTGTAAATCATCTTCATTCTCCTCGGATAGCATATTTAAACTGTCAGCACGATGATAGAGTTCGCATAAACGATCTCTCATTCGCATGTATTTTGCCGATATACGTTCTATGTCAGTAGATTTAGGTATACCGTCTTCGTTTAATTCATCGAGATTGAAGAAGTTGTCATATCCCAGCCTGAAGGATAAGTATTCATTGTCGCGCTCATTTATTTTCCACATGCTTTCTAATTGCTTCAAGAAGTTAGTCACTTCTTCACGTTCATATGTTTGTATCTGATTCGTCCACATGGCGTCGTTTGCCCCATCTCTGTCAGCCGACTCACTCAAGAAATGAGTGGCCTCTGACATTTTATATTATAGGGTTTCATTTTTCTAAGCCCGATTATTTTTGAAGATTTGATAAAAGTTTTACCAAAATTTTATTTTGAATCTCAAGTTGTTTAGCTATACTTACCAGGGCCGTGCATACGGTATCACCGTCATCAGTCATGAGGGTCGATGCCAGGAGTGATTCGGTAGAGATAAAATCATCTTGGTCGAATTCGTCGAGTTCAATTTCCTCGGGATCCTCAACGGAACTTTCATCATCGATTGACATGAGAGTCTCTTCCTCGCGGACCTCCTCGGAATGCGTTTCGGATTCTGTATCGGACATTTATTTATGCTCAGGAAAAATCAGTACGTTTTTTTCGCACTTTATCCCAAATTATTTTCTTGGTGTATAGTACAACACACACAAAATGGCGGGCGGTTTAATGCAATTAGTCGCCTATGGAGCGCAGGACGTTTATCTGACTGGTAACCCTAAGGTTACATTCTTTCAGGCGGTTTACCGCCGCCACACTAACTTCGCTATGGAGAACATCGAGCAGACCGTTAACGGTACTGCCGCTGACTCCGGTCGCGTATCTGTTACCATCGCGCGTAACGGTGACCTTGTAGGCGACATGTATGTCGAGCTTAAGGCCAAGGCGGGCCTCGGCACTTTTTCCATTAACGCTGGTGCCCTCTCTAACGAGTGGGTCGCCGAGCGTGCGATCAAGGATGTCGAGTTGTCCGTGGGTGGACAGCGTATTGACAAGCACTACCAGAAGTGGTGGCGCCTTTACTCCGAGCTGTACCTCGATTCCGCTAAGAAGACCACTTGGGGTAAGATGACCACTGGCAATGACTCTCAGGTGTTCCTTCCTCTTATTTTCTTCTTTAACCGCAATCCCGGACTTGCTCTCCCACTAATTGCTCTGCAGTACCATGAGGTCCGTATTGATTTCGATTTATCTTCGGAATTCTCTCAGTACACTGATAACACTACGTTCAAGGTATACGCCAATTACATCTACCTCGACACTGAGGAGCGTAGGCGTTTTGCCCAGAAGGGTCACGAATACCTCATTGAGCAGGTTCAGCATACGGGCCAGGACACGCTCGCCGCCGCGGAGCAGACTAAGCAGATTAGGCTTTCGTACAATCACCCCGTCAAGGAGCTTATTTTCTGCGCTTCCGAGTCCAGCGTTTCTAACTGCGCTATGTGGAACTTCACCCAGCTCCAGACTGCGAATGTTTCCACTTCCGTCGCTAGCATGGACCTCGCGGCCTCTAAGATCCACGTCGATGCCGACGCTGGTAACTGCCCCAAGCTTCTCGCGGGTGCTGGTGCCACCGCCACTGCCTTCGATGAGGAGGCTGTCGGTACCATCGAGACCATGAAGCTCGTTCTCAACGGTCAGGACAGGTTCAAGGAGCAATCCGGTAAGTATTTCAACCAGGTCCAAGCGTTCCAGCACCACACTGGTACCCCTATGCCCGGTATTTACTCATACTCATTCGCGTTAAAACCCGAGGAGCATCAACCGACCGGAACCTGCAATTTTTCTCGTATAGATAACGCCCAGGTGTCTATTAAGACTGCCGCCAACAACACTGGTCAGCTTCAGCTTAACATGTTCGCGGTTAACTACAACGTCCTTCGTATCCAGTCGGGTATGGGTGGTCTTGCCTTCTCTAACTAAGCATACAAATCAAATTTGTATTTGCTATTAAAAAATAATTAATTAAATCTTCATTTTTAAATCACATGAAAAATGTCATTTAAAATTGAAATCAAATCCGGTCGGACACTTTATTTCGTATTTATAATTTGATCTATATCGAAACATATGTATGGTGGTTCATCATCGTAACTGTAGTATCGAATTGTTATTCCCATCACCTTTCTAAAATAAGCGTTAAGTTCTTTATTTATAAATCGTTTCCATTCTTTTAAGGTTGTCTTATAATACTCTAATCCACCTTCACTGAAAACAAGTTTTTGTATTTCAGGTCTCTGTCTAAAATCGACCATGGTTCTTTTCGCACCAGCTGGTAACGGTGATTTATTCCTTTCAGCGGCATCTATCATATCTATTATGTAATATCCGTAACTATCACAAATTATATTATTTTGCATTTGTGGAAATCCCAAAATACAAACTTCAAAATCTGCGTTACTCGGGAGTGTTACGAATATGTCTTTATTAACACTGTTCTTTAATGGCACCGCTAGTATATGTGGATGTGTGTGATACGCTATGAGTGAAGGCCATACAGTGTTTATTTCTTCTACATTTACTCGTCTCCTGTCTCTGGAGGTAACAAAGGAAGGTTTTTCAAATTTTACAGATGTTGGCCCTATTTTACATTTTACGGCGCCCGCATATTCCCAAGACTTTTTAGACGACAATTCATGTATCTTTTTTAGATCACGAATTATTGGTCTGGGTATTTTTGTACATTTCTTTTGGAACATTTGCGGGCGGACCGTGTACATGTTCGCGGCTGTCCTATAATTATATATAAAAATATAATTTTTATATAAAACATGCATCTATTATACACAGATGGCAGTTGTCTCGGAAATCCGGGAAAAGGTGGATGGGCTGCGAGATGTTTACATTTATTCGACATAAGTGGTGGAGATCCATTCACTACCAATAATATAATGGAAATGAAAGCTGTCATCGAAGGTTTACGGGAGTGTTTAAAACATTTAATAAAAGAAGTATCCGTACACACCGATAGTAATTATGTGAAAAATGGTATGAAACATTGGGTAAAAAATTGGAAAACGAACGGTTGGAAAACTGCGTCGGGTACTTCTGTCAAAAATAAGGACTTGTGGATACAGTTATGTGATTTAGAACGACAATTTGACAAAGTTCAATGGATATGGGTAAAAGCTCATAGCGGAGATGTTAATAACGAATACGTTGATAAGGAAGCGAGAAAATTCGCCACATCTTTTCCATAATCGTGTATAAAGAATATAGTAGTTACTCAATATATGAGTACCGAAAAAACTGAAGTGGTAACTATACGTCGTTCGTACCAAGAACAAGAAAAGTTCTTTTCTGATAACAAGGCTAAAGCTATTGAAAAAGCTATGAACTCCGACCGTGTTGTGTATAAGTCTAATGCAAACTCAAACGATTTCATTGAATTTTTGGAAACGCGTTTGTCTTTGTGGGAAGACATAAAGACTGATACCATCGAAAATGGGCGTCTTACGAAAGGATTTACAAAACGTTATCACGAAAACATGTATAACAAGACTAATGAAATACTTAACTCCCTAAAAAAATAAATTAATTAATTACCAAATGCAATACCTGCCATACCATCTTTTATCCTGAGGATGTTATAGTTGACTGCATAAACCCTATTTATACCACCAGCGTCACCCGTGGGTCCCTCGAGAGATAATTTAGAGTTATCTATACGGCTAAAATTAAGGCTTCCACTAGGCTGTGAGGCGTTCATCTTTAAGCAAAACGGCCACGTGAACAAGGGTGCGGTATCAAGTACATCAGATGGTAAAGATGTGGTGTGCATTTCTGGCACAACGTTGTGATGGAAAGTGCTGGTCATGTTCTCGAATAAAGGTGTACCGTTGATGTAGAGTGTAGCAGAACCGAAATTTTGCCCACCACTCCACGGTGTACCATCAGCCTTGGAGCTTACCAAGTGTAAAGCCTTGGTAGGATGGTTGAAGTATGTAAGATCAAGCTCGGTCGTAGTAGGGGATGTTGGTTGATATTGGGTCTGAGTTATAAGAAGCTCGTGATCGGTATTGACGAGGAAATCGCGCTCATCTGAATCGAGGTACACGTACGTACCGTATACCTTGGGCGAAATAGAACCTAAACCATTCCTACACCTAATGCGTATTTCCACCTGATGATACTGTAATGCGGTGAGTGGCAGGGATTTAGTCCAATCTTCGCTGAAGAAGAAAGGAATTACGAAATAATCTGAACCACGCGTGTTATCGGTAGCAAGAGCCTTAGCGTTACCCGCGACTGTATCAGTCGTGACAGAACACCCAGCCTTGGAGGAGGTGTCCTTGTAGAGGATGTTATGTACACCCTGAATGAAAAGGGAATCTAACTTACACACCTCCTGTCCACCAATGTGTAACGAAAACTCTGTGGTGCTAGTATCGTCGTTGGCGAAAAAGGCGTTAGTGTTGGCTCCGACGTTAGAAATGTTCGGGGACTCGATCCACACGTAGCTTAAGAGATCACCCTTGGACTGGATGGGGATTACAACTTCATTACCACCACCGAAGGTGCCAACAAAATCCATTCGCTCAGGTTTGATTGAAAAGTTTGTATGACGTTTATAATTTTGACGAAAAAATGAAACTTGGGGGTCTCCAGTGATGTAAACATCCTGAGCACCAGTGGATACAAGATCAATCAACGCAGCTGACATTTTACTAATATATGATATTAAAAATTTGGGGCGATTACGAAGTAGATGGTGAAATTTCAGGTGTTGACCTGGGATTCTCGAGATGAAAATAACGATCATTACATTAGGTTGTTCGGGAAAACGCTTGAAGGAAAATCTGTATGCGTGACGACTACATTCAAACCGTATTTTTTTATTAAAATTCCTGTGGGTTCTAGTCAAGAGGCTCTGAAGGGTGTCATCGAGAGAAAGTTTCACGAAGAAGTATATGACATCGAAGAAGTTGAAGCTAAAGATGTATGGGGTTTTCAAAACAACGAAAAACGTCGCTTTTTACAGGTCTTCTGTAACGACTCTGCACAACGAAGGAGGGTGAGTAACTATATCAACAAGATGATGAATAACCAAAATTATAAAGAAAAATCTATAACCTACGTATACGAATCAAATGTAGACCCAGTTTTACGACTCATGCATCGAACGGGTATTCAATCCACTGGTTGGGTAGATACAGATGACTCATGTGCACCCGGGTATCACGCTACAGTCGACATTGACTTGTTCTGTAGAAATTGGAAAAAATTGAAACCGTTGAACGTTACCGACGCTGCACCCTTTGTCGTAGCGTCACTAGATATTGAGTGTCACAGTTCCACGGGTAAGTTTCCAAACCCTCTTATCAAAGATGATGCATGTTTTCAGATTGCCATATCGTTGGTTAAGTTTGGGTCGAGTGAAGTATATGACAGAACGTGTTTGTGTTTTAAACAAACCGGCGATAATCTGGAGGGTTGCACCATCAAAAGTTACGACACTGAGAACGATATGCTCATGGCATTCAGTGAGTATCTTGTTGAAAAGGATATTGATATTATCACAGGTTGGAATATCTTTGGTTTTGATTTAAACTATATCATTCAACGTGCCTTGTTAAACAATTGTCCCCCGTCCTTTTTTCAAATGAGCAAACTTAATGGGTATAAGTGTAACATTAAGAATAAAAAACTCTCTTCGAGTGCGCTAGGTGATAACGAGCTTCAACTCTTGCCAATGCCCGGAAGATTTATTTTTGATCTTTTCCATGAAGTCAAACGTGAATATAAGTTAGATTCGTATAAACTCGACAACGTATCGAAGTTGTATCTGGGAGATAACAAAATAGACATGCCCCCGAAGGAAATGTTTGCGCGTTTTCGTGAAGGAGACCCTCTCAAGTTACAACAAGTCGCTGAGTATTGTATTAAGGATACGGTTCTCCCCCACCGTCTATTGGATCGTCTTTCAACGCTCATCAATCTTCTAGAGATGGCTAAAGCTACATGGGTTCCCATCAGTTATCTCGTTGAACGTGGGCAACAGATTAAGGTCTTTAGCCAACTGACAAAAAAGGCGCGTGAATTGGAATTTAAGGTTCCTACTTTTAGCTACGGACATACGGATACCACCGGTTATGAAGGTGCCACTGTACTGGAAGCACAATCCGGTGCGTATTATACACCCATTACAGCCCTTGATTTTGAGGGTCTATATCCATCAATTATGGTAGCGCATAATTTATGTTACTCATCGTTGGTCATGGATGATAACTATAAGAACATACCTGGTATCACATATGAACAGTTTGGAAATCATATCTTCGCACAAGACGTATCGTCGCTTCTACCGAGTATTCTTTTAGAACTCAAGCAGTACAGAAAGCAAGCCAAAAAAGATATGGCGAACTCCACCGGAACGTTAAAACAGATGTACAATGGTAAACAGCTCGCTTATAAGATTTCTATGAATTCTGTGTATGGATTCACCGGAGCTTCACGTGGTATGCTCCCGTGTGTAGCTATAGCATCGACAACTACTATGAAAGGTAGAACTATGATCGATGACACTAAAAACTATGTCGAGGAACACTTTCCGGGATCCAAGGTTAGATATGGTGACACCGATTCGGTGATGGTTGAATTTGATGTAGAAGGTAGAACTGGTAAAGAAGCTATTGAGTACAGTTGGGAACTTGGAGAGCGTGCCGCATCTGAATGCACGAAGCTTTTCAAGGCTCCAAATAATCTCGAACTCGAAAAAGTCTATTGTCCTTATTTTCTGTATAGTAAAAAGCGGTACGCCGCAAAACTTTGGACTAAGGGTAAAGATGGGAACATGAATATGGATTATATCGATGTTAAGGGTATACAATTGGTTAGACGCGACAACACACCACACGTACGCGAAGTGAGTAAAGAATTGCTCGACGTTATATTGGAGAGCAATGACACCACCGCACCCAAAGCTTTGGCGAGGCAGCGAGCTGTGGAACTTCTCGAGGGTAACGTACCTAACGAAAAACTTATTTTGAGCCAGTCTCTATCCGATAAGTATAAAGTAAAGGGTGAATACGTATCTTACGATAAAGTGAACCCAGATCACAACAATATGTTCACGTGTAACGATATAAGTATGGCTCATGTTCAAGTTGTCAATAAAATGCGTATTCGACAACCGGGATCTGAACCTCAATCTGGAGACCGCGTACCTTATATTTTGACTGATACCGGAGATCCCAAGGCAAGGGCGTTTGAGAAGTCGGAGGATCCAAAATATGTCCAAGATAACAATGTTAAGATCGACTATGTATATTACTTTCTTAATAAATTCTTGAATCCCGTGTGTGATTTATTGGAACCGTTGTTCGGAAACCCTAAAGAGCAAATTTTTGGAGAGTTGCTTTTAAGAGCTAAACCACCACGAAAGAAACGCGAACCTAAGACGAAGCAGGTGACAATAGCAGACTTATTTAAAAAAGAAACTTCATAATAATATATGGCCTATGATAAAGATGTTTTACAAATAAATCAGTTATTCAACGAACGCGTCGATAAACGTGTATATGAAAAAGTTTGTGAAGTTATAGAAAAAATTTCAAAAATTCACAGCATACCACTAAAACTTTTAAGAAGGGATGCATTGGGGGAAAATGATCATTGTATGGGATTAAAACGTGATCATACATTGTGCACGAAAAAAAGTGCAAATGGCGCAAAATTTTGCAATTTTCATATAAACGATAAAAGATTATGTGAACCTATACAACGATCGAGTAGTATTTTGCGACATAATCACCCTTGGCCAGGCCCCCGTGTAGAGGGTTGTCCGAAGTGTGAAGAAGATAAAAATAAGAAACATACAAAAGAACTTAGAGAATTAGTTAGTATTATATAATAATGAACAAATCGGATATACTATTAAATTCTATCAACGCCTTCTACATATTACCCGAAAATAGAACTATACTAAAAGAACTTTTAAACAAAACTGGTGGTATATCACTTCGAAATCTCGAGTGGTTTATCACCAACTATTCTAAGAAAAATAATTTAACATACAAGACTCGTGATGGAAAGTTGTTTAGTGTTCACTGCGCATATAAATCTAGTTTAGATGGATACAGTAAAAAACTTTTCGACCCATTCTGTAGATCAAATAAGATGCAATACATTGTTCCGGGCACATCTGATAAAATAAGCACTACTGTTGCACAGTTAAATTTTATTAGATGGTGTATTAAGAACAGTATAGTTGACTACATACGCAACCATCATTCTGATTTATTTAATAAAGGGGGGATACTTCAAAAAGTTAGTCTGGTTTAGGCCTACCATAACCGGGTGGAATCTCTCTGTTTAGTTCTCCGGGTGTAGGCCTACCACCCCCAACTTCCATAGACGTTTCAGGTACATATGTACCAATTGGTGGTACTGACACGAGTGATACGAACCCTCCATCAAACTTAAACGTTTGATACCCGACGTAGTATAGATGTAAAGAGTATGTGTTTGAATCAGAAAGACCATCCTTTAATTTCACATCCAAAACGGTACGGTCGGATTGAAGTTGCCCAAAATCCAAACTTCCCGATGGCTCCACATTAATCGGATTCATCGAGAATGTATACGTGTAAATATTCTTTTCAGGTCTAGAAAGTCTACTGTTATGAGGTACTATATACTTATAATACGTATGATCAACGAGTGGCAAGTTTGGTAAATCTTGTCCGTTTATATAAATTTTGGCACTGTCCATGATAGGTTGAAAAAATGCGTTAGATAAAGATGCCGTGTCGCTCGCTGAAAAATTATAGCGATTATAGAACACGTTACTTTCTAACGAAGTACCACCCACGTATACGGATTCATCCTCGAAATCCGTGTTACGCAAGAACCAATTCATACTTTTTACAGGTACATTTGGTACGAGTTGTAATTTTACCTCACCTTGGTTAAGCTCCGTTTCTACTGTGGGGTGTTTTCTGACTATGTCAGTGATAAATGTTTGGGGTTTAGTCATGAGATATATGCGTTCTTGATTTGATACTGTGATTTCTTCTGTTATGATCTTAAAATTAGCTAAACTAACCGTGTCGGTAGAGTTCGTAAAGAATGTTTGTGGTCTAAATGTAATTTCAAATTCTATTTTCTGTTTATGTATGGCACACGTAGGAAAGTATGGTCGGTTAGGTTTGTTAGAATCGTATTCATCTCCTTCATATTTCCTTGAAAAGAAGAGTGGGATGGGTATGAATAGTTTCGATTCGTTCGTAACCAGCCCCGCGTTATTTAAAGACGATGTTCCTTCTGCGAAGAATCTATTCACTAAATACCGTTTAGTTCGCTTTTCGGATGCGTCTAGGTACAATTCATCGTATATGATACCCCAGTCATCATGAAATTTTTCTATTTCGATTTCATCGACACGCATCGCTACAGATTTTATTAAATGTCTTCCTATTTGATCCGAGAGGTAAAACGAATTACTACCTAACCCCGGAAAGTCTATGGCTATGTACATATTACTCAATAAATCTCCCATATTTCGTGGGTTTAGTGTCACTTTTATACTTTCACCAAAAGGCCAGTTAGCTTTTGTACCTGGATTATCAATTTTTGTACTTCGATGAAACTTTTGAAAATTTGAGTGTCGCTTGGGATCATATTTAAAGAACGAATTTTCGGGATCATTTTCTAATAAATACGTATCCTGTTTACCGATCGCGTTAAGTGCTATCTGAGCACCAGGATTTGGGCCTTCAACGATCATATCTAAATATTAGTTACATTTTTTTAATATCAGTTTCCCACATTTCAAAATAACCAGTAGCTTCAATCAAACAAACTTCTTCTCTGAGTTTATTCCATTCATCGAATAACGCTTTCACTCTCTCATCCGTGTATTCGATGGTCTTAATGTGTAAAAGGTAATCGTGTGAATCGTCAATCTTAGGAAATAAGGTGGAAAGTTGGTTTTCGAGTTCCTGTTTCTTGCGACGAAACACTACTATATCACCATCGATTACCATCTTAACAAAACGCGCTCTATGAGAACAGAGTTCAGCCTTCTTCTTAGTTGTGTCGATGAGATGCGCCTTACGTTTCTTGTAATGTTCCATACGAAGTTTAATAAAATCAACCAAAATTTGACCAGGTGAATCGTATTTACAGATACCCTTTGTGGGATGAAACAAATGCATGTTTGAGCATCTGATAGTCTTTTGCAGTTTGAGATCCTTCACAGCGTCTTTGCCGTTATAATCTTGGATTATAAAATCAACGTTCTCAGTTGTACTGTTATTTGTGAAACCACTGATGATTTTCTTTTCAACGAGAGTGTCGAGATGTTCCTTGTAATCTTGGGTCCATCTACCCGGAGGGAGATCTGTTACCTTTACCGTCCTCCCAATACATTTCCATACACCTTGTGCGATCCATGAATCATCATCCTGTTCCAAGATAGACCCCTTAAACCCCCTAAACCAGGGTTTCATTTTTTTCATTTCTCTACCATTTGTAAAGTTGAGGATATTTGCCTTGATATCTTCTGGATTGAAAGGCGGTACGTAGCACGAAAACCCCGTTCCGATTCCTTCAGTTCCATTCACAAGTACCATAGGTAGAACAGGCATATAATGCTCGGGTTCAATCGAACGCCCATCATCATCAAGGTAGGTAAGTATCGCGTCATCCTTTTGGTCGAATATATTTCGAGTTTCCTTCGACAACTTCGTAAAGATATAACGGGTCTGAGATGCATCCTTGCCTCCCATCAATCGGGTACCAAACTGACCGCACGGCTCCAAAAGATTAATATTATTAGAGCCCGTGTAGTCGTTTGCTAGTTTGACGATGGTGTCGGCCAAACTTACTTCACCATGATGATAAGCGGACTTTTCAGCTACGTAAGCGGCGAGTTGCGCCACTTTCATTTCATCCTTCAGATTCCTTTGAAAACAAGAATACATAACCTTTCGTTGAGACGGTTTGAGTCCATCTGCCATATGTGCGATAGAACGTTTCAAATCCGCCAATGAGAAGTTTACCAGGTCCTTGTGAATAAAGTCGGTAATTTCCAACTGCTTTATCTTACCATAAGGTACCTCGAGATCTTTTGCTTCTTTCGCGGTACTTTCAAGAAGCCACGTCTTACGATCGTCGGCCTTCTTTTTATCGAATGCGAGTACCACGGAATCATCTGTCATTACATCCACGTTAAATTTAACGGTGAGATCTTGTATAATTTTGAAATATTCTCGAGCCTCCACAGAAGTTGAAGTACCGAGACCCTTATAATATTTGATCCGCCAACCCGGCTGACCATCCCCGTACCATGCGCGGAATGAAGAATCCGTATAGAACGATTTGGTCTGAGAAGCTTTCGTGGCTTTAATGATAGGTGTGACCATAGACACCACAAAGCCCAATTTGAGGAGACTGGGCCAAAACGCGTGAATCATATTGAGAATTAGACCCTTGATATGCGAGCCATCGTTATCCGCGTCAGTCATGATCATCAAACGTCCGTATCGAAGCTCAGAAACATCGGTGTATTCCTTGCCTTGTTGGAGACCGAGGATCTTCTTCAGGTCATTGAATTCCTGGTTCCCTGTCAGCTGCGCCACAGAGGCATCGCGAACGTTTTTACATTTCCCCCGGAGAGGAAAGACCCCGTAGTGATCTCTTCCCACCACAGAAAGACCGGCGACAGCGAGGGTCTTTGCTGAGTCACCCTCTGTCACGATGAGTGTACATTTTCCAGATTGAGCTGTACCAGCTTTATTTGCATCGTCGAGCTTGGGAATTCCGGTAATTTTACTCTTACGAGCTCCACCATCGGTCTTTGCCAATTCCTTCATCTCCTTGAACTTTGAGAGAGCCGTGAGTTCATCCGAAACGCCCGTCTTCAAGACGTTTTTTACGAAGGTTTTAGGCATCTCAAACTTGGAGCCAAAGTCTTGTGCCTTGAGTGTACACTCAGACTTGACCTGACTCGAGAAAGTGGGGTTCTCGAGGGTTGCTTTCACAAAGATAGAAAGGGTGTTTTTGACCTGTTGAGGTTTGAGCTTAATTTTTTTTGCCATCTCTTCAATGATACCTGCAGCGACTAGTGAAGCGGTGTGGTCAACGTGGGTACCACCCTTACTGGTGCAGATACCGTTTACAAAGGATACCTGTTGCATACCATCTTCGGATGGACCGATACAGACAGACCAGCGATCAGTTGTGGCACAGTGTAAATTTTCTACACCTTCATGCATTTTGGCGTAGGCTTCAAAGCTTTGTTTGGGGAGAGCTTCACCGTTAAACTTGACTTTGCAGTTGGGTGTCGTGCAGATATTAGCATCCCATACACGCTTTTCGAAGATTTTGTAGATGTTGAAATCCATCTTGGTCATCCCAAACCGTTTCCAGTCAGGAATGAATGTGATGGACACGGATGATGTGGCACCCGAATGTTTTTTGATTTTTTCAGGTTCACACACTGACATGTTATCTGACCACTTTTGTGTGTACGTCTGCTTTGTTTCGTGGTCCTTTACGATGATTGAGAATTCAGAAGAGTAGATGTTCGTTAACTTGGCTCCATATCCATTACGGCCTCCGACAATCCGCTTTTGATTATCATCATAGTTAGTACTCGTGAGAAGGTGTCCGAATACGAGTTCAGGGTTCCAGATTCCTTCTTTTTCATGCATTTTAACAGAGATTCCACCCAGTGGGCCATTATTTTCAATGGTGACGGAACCAGATACTTTATCTACGGATACGGAGATGGACGTTACATTTTTAGGATGGAGTGAGTTGCGATCGATGGCATTGACGAGGATCTCATCAAAAATCTTGAGTAAACCGGGTGAATACTTGGTACTCTTCTTTTCGAATTTCTGACCGTTAAGAATCCAATAGGATTCCGTACTTAAATCGGTCGGACCGACATAGGAGTCTGGTCGCTTTAAAACGTGTTCGATATGCGTGAGTTTCTCAACGCTCTCCATGTTTTCTTGCTTTTATTACAAGTCTAATCTCTAACTTAGGTTTTTGTTTCATTTTCTAAAATTTTTAAAGACTTTAATAGTTTTACATATAGAAAACATGGATGCATAAAACATCACTATCTTGTTTCTGTGAATGGTGAATCGTGTACGTCGATACATCTTATCATGTATGCGTTTTAATGCGTTACACATCTTGAGATACGCACCTTCTGGCAACTTATCACGATTCTCATCAAGGGTTTTCATTACAATATCCACATTTGGGTCTACTGCCATTAAAATATCAAACTATTTTATTTTTAAAAAATATTCTCAACATTATATAAGCATGTCTACCGAGAGTAACTTGAAAAAATTACTCAAAGGTGAGAAGGCTTGTATCCCAGAACACTTCTTGAAGGTTCCCAGTTACAACTCACCAACCCTTCGCACTGGTAAGGGTAAGCCATTGAGTGAAGGTGCATTTGGAAAGATGTACCGTGGAAGTATCAATGATAATGGAAGGCGGTATGTCGCCTACAAAGAGATAGATACATCGGAAAGTACTGATGGCGCCTTCGAGTTTGAATTCAAGGTTGCCGAAAAATTGAAGGAGTTTGCGGTTCCTGAGATGTACCTCTTTAAGAAGTGCCCCATCCAATATAAAACACCTAAAAAGGTGCGTAAAAAGAATGGTACGTTGATCCAACCAAAAGAACGTACCAAACCCAAGGATATTCTTTATATGGAACTTCTTAATGGTATGTCGTTTAATTCGTGGTGGCAAACCAAGCCATCTCTTGATGCGATAAAGTCTGTAATTGTACAGGTTTTTGATAATCTCTACCGAATTAACCAAAAATTTCCAGACTTCCGTCACCGCGATTTACATGGAGGTAACGTGATGGTTTCACGGCGAGAGGCCGAGTACACTTGGAAAGTTGACCTCGGTCGTAAAGTAATTCGGAACGACCCTGGTGGATCTTTTAGGAGTCGTCTCGGTTCACCTGATATCAAAAAGTATAAGCGTACGAACGCTGGTGTAGAAGCGCATATCATTGATTTTGGTTTATCATACTGGTCCAGGCGTATGCCAAACCCAGAAACGAAGGATGGTGTATATGAGGATATAGGTGTATACGGGCATGGAATAGGTCCAGGTACGATTTACTACGATATTCATAGGTTTTTGTATGTGATTTATGTTAAGGTGAGACAACCTGGGACTCTAAACGAGCGAGCTATTAAAAATTTCATCGAAGAGCTTATACCGAATAAAGAGTTCCTCGAGTTTAACGGAAAATTCACCAGCGAGGGATATCTACTCTCAGATTACCACGTCGCCCTCCGAGCAAACCTTCCCACATTCAAGACTATTTTGACACACCCATTCTTAACTGGTGAGAAATCACCGAATAGACCAAAGACTGTCACGGAGGCTCTCAAAATGCTTCCTAAGGCTAAGACACCTCCCAAGATCAAGACACCCAAGGCTAAGACCAAGACTGCCAGTCCCAAACTCTCAACTACGGAAAGGAAGAAGATGAACAGTGCGATTAAGGGGGCTGCGGCTGCATTAGCTAAGCCCAAAACCAAACCGGCACCCCTGAGGAGACCCGGTGCTGTACGCCCCAACCCAGTCCCTGAGATTCAACCGGCCAGTCCAAGCCCCAAGGCTAACGCACCCTACGGGGTGATGTCTCCTTCCAATATTATGGAATATGCAAGGAAGATTGAAAGTGGAAGGAAGAAAGCTGCGAATAAGCTAAATGCCAAACACAAGGAAATTAAGGCTACCAAGGGTAAGACACCCACACCCGTTCGTCTCAAGGAGAAGTTCTCTTTCGTCAATGTAAAGGGTAAGAAGCGTGAATTTGTCAGGAAGTTTGCATACGATAGGGCTTTGGCTAAGAACAAGGCTGAGAGGGAAAAGACCAAGGCCAAGACCCCCACACCCGAGGAAGCCGGGAAGGAGTGGAACAAGAGGTACAAAGAAACGTTTGGAATAACCTTCAAGGAAATACCAAACTACGTCATGCCTCCCGCCGCTCACAACCGCCATATGGGTATGATCAACAATAGGAGGGAGTATGTGAACGATAGGACCAAGGGTAAGACACCCTCTTTTGGATATATTGCAACCACTGCTGAGCGAGCGAAGGAGGCCAAGGCCAAGGCCAAGGCCAAGACCCCCACACCCAAGGCTAAGAAGAAGTTCATTTTCACTGACGTAAACGGTAAGAATCGTGAGTATGTGAGACTCATTCCGTACGAGAAGGCTCTGGCTAAGAACAAGGCTGAGAGGAGTCTCCGTGCCAAGATCCGGGCGGCGTGGAAACCAAAACTCACACCCAAGGCCAAGACGGTCACACCCAAGGTCAAGACCCTCACACCCAAGGTCAAGACCCCCACACCCAAGGTCAAGACCCCCACACCCAAGGTCAAGTGGTCTAACGCAAATAATAAACAATTCATGGAATTATTGGCACGGGAAAAGAACGCACAGAGAAAACTTGCGAATAAGATGAACAAGTACGTGAACAGTCTATCAAATAATCAACGTAATATGCTCAAAAAGAAGATTTGTTAGTCACTTCAGCTTGATTAAAATATCAAACTATTTTATTTTTAAAAATTATTCTCAACATATTTTTTTTAAAAATATATTTAAGAATTTATATTTAAATTAAATTTTCTAGCGCATCGCAAAAGACCACCGAACCACATGAGCAACTCTTCTTCACTTTTAGCTCTACTTCTAGGTAACATATGGCGTATCTGCCCCATTTCTCTGAGTTTCAAAAGATTGGGTGTGATTTTTGGTTTTTGTATGAAACATGAATAGCATACGCGTTCTAGTTTAAGACCGGTGAATGAGTACATTTTATGATTGTTATCCATAAAAATGGGGCGTATGCGCCGATACCATTTTATAAATTTTTTATTTTCTTTCTCGTACGTTTTTATACACGGACTCAGAGGAGCTTCACATCGCGAGCAACAGGAAGTCCATTTTATAAACATGAAATTATAATGTTTTTATACTTTAAATGAATAAAGCCTTACCTTTCGTAGTTGGTTTAATCATAGGTTTTGTGGTTATGTTTGTTGTTCAACTTCTCAGAAAGAAAAAGGGTGCCGGGAGCACTAACCGAATTTTCGGATTTTCGTATTCTCCCGACACGAGTCTTCTTTTAGATTTTTTTGCGCGTATCCAAGAGATCGTGATTCCCAAAGTCCAGGGTCCTATATGTTCTCTTCTGTACGCGAAAGAGTTAGATCTCGATAAGTTAGATGAATTTTCTGATATGCAAGTACCCTGTAACGAGATAATCACACAGATCGATAACGAAAAAGCTAAACTTAAAAACGAATTAGATATGGGTGATAATGTTAAAATTAACGAGGTCGCTGATCTTTTATACACAGAATTAGATACTCTAAAGGATAAGATCGTTAAACGATTCTGCAAAGATGATGAGTCTACCATATCTTCCACTCAGTTGAAGGAACTCATCGTAGAGACTCGTGCGGGATTCTGTGCCGATTTCGATACAACGTCCAAGAACATTAAGGATATTTTACAAGAAAACGGTATTAATATCAATTTCGACCCTGAAGCTATAGTTAATATGGCCGCAGGCTCTATTACACAAAGAGGGCCGGGTGATTCACCACCCTCGGAAAAAAATACTGAATAAAACCTAAGTCAATCACAATATTTCTCAAATGTAAAATGTCTTACCAAGAGTGCCTCGAGAATGCTATGCGTATACGGAAAGTGTCTTCTCCAGATGATGAGTGTATCCATCTGGCGAAGGGATTGATGAAATTAAAAAGGGGATACGATACACACGCGCAGAAAAAACGGGATAGGTCAGCGATCCTTATAATGGATACTAAACCCATCATCGAGTTTAAACTCGTCAAGAGTACAAATATTTGTCAATCATTAACTCTTAAGGGTAAGAGGTGTACGTTTAAGGCGGTGTGTGGAAATTATTGTAAGAAACACAGTCTTAAACAGGGTGATATGGTATTAGGTAAAAAATGTGTAGTTAGTTCTTGATATTATTTTATCGTGTTATATAAATGTTAGATCAGGAAACACTTCAACCCGTCGTCATCTCTATGATTGTATACTTAGCTTTAGCCAAGATGTTACCGGAATTACTTAAAAAACCCACTGGTATTTCGTTCATTGACGAGCTTAACATGATGCTCATCTCCCAGAAGGGTATGTTAGGTTCTGGTGCACTCTTAACTGGATTGGTAGTTTTCATCACCAATTACATTCAACAGGAATTCGCTTAAAACGGATTCTTTACTCACTAAATGTTTAGTATAATCATGTCTCATGTACCTCACATCATTATCGTATGCAGATTTCATGAACTCCAAGAGTTGGTCAAAGTTTGGTTTGCCCCATTTCATACCTTTCTTAAATAAGAAATCGTCCTTCTCCAACTCCTGAATTTCACAATCTATCGTGTACGGTGTTTTTATGTATTCCGGTGCCCCACCATAATTTGTAATTATCACCGGTTTATCTCTTAACGCCGCCTCTACAGCTCCCATGCCGACACCCTCCGAACTCGAAAAGCTCAGATAGCAATCACCTCTCCAATGTATTTCATCCATCTTATCAACGGGAATTAAACCGTTAATAATTTCCACTCTAGGTATTTCTATTTGTATATCTTGTTTACACGTCGCTTTAACGAGTAATCGTGTATTAGGTTCATTCATACGTATGAATGCTTCTAAAATTTTATTGAAATTTTTACGTTGATCGAGAACGTTTCCTATGAAATAAAAAGTATACGGCTTCTTTCGAGGTTTGGGTATGTGTGCGTGAACTACATAGAAATTGTTGTCAGGAAATTGCCTCGACAGCACCCTTTTACAAAATTC